ATAGAGAATGTAGCTAAAGATCCTATAGGTTATATACATGAATGGGAGGGAGTATCAGAACCTTGGTGCTTCCTTGCTGCATGTAGAGAATACTATGAGATAGTCATAGCTAAGACTAAGACTACTACTAACTTACCTATCGCTACCGATGCCACTGCATCTGGATTACAGATCCTCTCAGGGTTGTGTAAATGTAAGTCAACAGCTGAATTGGTCAATGTAATACCTAGCTCTAGACCACAAGATGCTTATCAAGTAATAGCAGAAAAAGCATTACCAAATATACCTGAAAAGATACGTCCCTACTGGGATCGTAAATGTACAAAGCGTACAGTAATGACAATACCCTACAATGCAAAACCATACAGCAATAGGTCGTACATTAGAGAAGCTTTGAAAGAAAAGGGTATAGAGATTGATAAGGATGAGCTAACACAAACAGTCAAAGCTGTCAGGGATGCAATGAATGAGATATTCCCTGGACCTATGGCAGTTATGAAATGGATAGAGACAGAGGTTAGTAAAGTCTTAGCTGATGGTAAAGAATATTTAGAATGGGAAACTCCATCTAAGTTTACTGTTAGACAGAAGTTAAACAAGAAAGAGGTTGTAAGAATACAACTACAACTACTAGGTAAAGTTGATTTATATGTAGCTGTCGGAGATGGTAAGCAAGTAGATAAAGCTCACCATAAGAATGCAACAGCACCTAATCTTATCCATTCATTAGATGCCTCGTTGTTGCACATATCAGCGTTGAAATTTAATGCACCAATAGCTTTAATACATGACTCTGTTTTATGTAGAGCTAATGATATGAAACTACTAGGAGATCTAGTTAGAGATACATACATGCACCTGTTCGCAGAGCATGATTTTTTAAGAGACTTTGCTCAACAGATAGGAGCTGAGTCTGAACCACCGATTATAGGAGACTTGAAACCAGAATCCGTAATTGAATCCACTTACTTTTTTTGTTAAATTGAGAAACATACACGTCACTGCAAACCCTGTAACACTAGAGGGTTATCAAGCAGTAATGAAACCTAGTCAGTACGGCTATAGCTTGAGAGCTGTAGTAGGTAAGGACTTGATAGATAAGTTAGAAGAAGAGAGAGTTGAGTGTCTTAAGTGGGCTGAGTCTAAGCTCAAGAACCCTAAGCGCAGCTCTCTGAAACCAGAACCTTGGGAGGAAGTCAGTGATGGAAAATACATCATTAAGTTCTCATGGAGTGAGGACAAACGTCCTCCCGTGGTAGACACAGAAGGGACGCCTATTAGTGACGCTAATACTCCTGTCTATGCGGGGTCTACTGTCAAGCTAGGCTTCATTCAAAAGCCTTACCTACTACGAGATGGTATCTCATATGGTACGTCTCTTAAGTTATCAGGCGTACAGATCATCACCGTACAAGGCGGTGCAGGCGTTGATACAGGCGACTTAGATCAAGCTGGTGTAGCTGAGCTATTCGGCAAGACAAGCGGCTTCAAGGCTGGAGAACCTAACGTTGAGGCAGTAGGCACACCTAGCTCAGTTGAAACCGATGACTTCTAATGTTTCGGTCTCAGCTGGAGGAGAAGGTATCTGATCTTCTATGTGAGTTAGGTATTGATTATGAGTATGAGCCAACTAAGGTTCCATATCAAATACAACATAATTATTCACCTGACTTCCTATTACCGAATGGTGTATACCTAGAAGTAAAGGGATATTTTGATTCAGATAGCCGCCGCAAAATGAAGGCTGTTAAAGAACAGAACCCTGACTTAGATATTCGAATGGTCTTTCAAGCACCATTCAATACCTTAAATAAGAAATCAAAGACTACATACGCTAAGTGGTGCGAGAAGCACGATATACCTTGGACCTCTTGGCACAACATACCAATGGAATGGCTCATATAGAGAGCGAATTCGTTAGGCATACAGCATGTGAGAACTGTGGATCATCCGACGCTAAAAGCGAGTACTCGGATGGTCACTCTTATTGCTTTGTATGCCACGCCCGTACTCCTGGGAATGGAGAAAATACACACACTCATCAAATGTCTACAAATGTACAACTCAAAGGATCTGCCGTACGGCTGCAACGTAGAGGAATATCAGAACAGACTAATCAAAAATACAAGATCTTCCGAGACGGAGAACTTCTACGCTTCCATTATTTCACAAGCGACGGAATACTTCAGGGAGCAAAAGTAAAGACCAAACAAAAGGACTTCTATTATGAAGGGATCAGTACTGATACTCTGTTTGGTCAGCATTTATTTCCTAGTAGCGGTAAACGGATCATTGTTTATGAAGGGGAGCTAGACGCTGCCTCTGGCTACGAGGCGATGACAGGCTGGCCACATGTAAGCCTCCCTCATGGGGCTGCATCAGCTAAGAAAGATATACAAAAACAATACGATTTATTCCAAGGATATGAAGAAATTGTTCTCTTCTTTGATGGAGATGAGGCTGGAAGAAAAGCAGCGGAAGATGCTGCAAGCGTACTACCACCAGGGAAGACAAAAATTGCAAGGCTCGACACCTATAAAGACGCTTCAGAAGCTCTGCAAGCGAATGATGCGGAAGCAATAAGAAAAGCAATATGGGATGCTAAGCCTTATCAACCTGATGGAATAGTCGATGCGAAAACATTACTTAAAGAAGTTACTACACCCCAGAAAGAATCTGACCATGACTACCCATACGCAGGACTTAACAAGAAATTACGAGGGATCAGGTACGGATCACTTGTCACATTTACTAGTGGCACTGGTCAAGGAAAATCCACGATCACTCGTGAAATTGCAGTTCACCTCCTCAACAAAGGGGAACGAGTTGGGTTCTTGGATCTTGAAGCAAGTAATAGACAAACAGCATTAGGTCTTATGTCTACTGCTGTAGGCAAACCATTACACATAGGTGAACACAGTGAGGATGAACTTACTGATGCCTTTAAGCAGACAATTGCTAATTGGAACCTATATATGTTTGATGGCTTCGGATCGTTTGACCCCTCCGTCGTTTATAACCGTATTGAGTACCTAGCTTCAGGACTTGAATGTAAGATTGTCTTCTTGGATCATCTTAGTATTCTCCTTTCTGGGCTTGATGGCGATGAACGCCGCATGATTGATCAGACTATGACTAAGCTTCGTAGTCTTGTGGAACGTACAGGTATAACTCTTTTCTTAGTAAGCCATTTAAGAAGATCAGGTAATGATAGAAAATCACATGAAGAGGGAGGGCGAGTATCTCTCTCACAACTTAGAGGATCTCATAGCATATCTCAAATCTCAGATGCGGTTGTTGGACTTGAACGAGACCAACAGTCCACAGAGGGAGGAGGCGATACGACTCTTAGAGTCCTTAAGAACCGTTATTCAGGCGAGACAGGTATAGCTTGCACTTTGAAATATGACTTATCCAACAGCCGATTTAGTGAGCATGATGTTACGGAACCATCCTTTCTACGTGGGACCAGCGAAACCACGGATTTTTGAGGACAGTGAATACGAACACCCTTGGTACAAACACGCCAAGGAACCAGAAAAATTAAATAAACCTAAGCCACCTACCGAGGCGGCAAAAAAGAAAGCTCAGTTTAAAGATAAAACATATACGTGGCAGAAGAAGAAATGACACTCGTTTTTGACCTTGAAACAAATGGTCTACTGAACGATGTAACACGCATTCACTGCATAGCGATATATGACTCTACAACTGATGAAATAGAAACTTACAACGATGAAAAGAATAACAAATACTCCATTTCTGAGGGACTTGGTAAGTTACTTGTTGCTGACACGATTGTTGGTCATAACATTATTGGTTTTGACATCCCGTGTATTAGCAAACTATATAACTATTTCACTCCCAGTCATCGCATTGTTGACACTCTTCTTTTATCACGTCTATACCACCCAAATATCTATGACATAGACCATAAGCATAAGTGGAGACATATGCCACTACAGCTTTATGGAAGACATAGCTTAGAGAGTTATGGGTACCGTCTAGGAGAATACAAAGGAGAGTTTGGTAAGACAAGTGACTGGAGCGAGTGGAGTCAAGAGATGGAAGATTATTGCGCTCAAGACGTTGAAGTTACAAAGAAATTATGCGACCACTTTCACCCCTACCTGACTGGTGCTCGCTAGAGCATTCAGTTGCACAAATACTTACACAACAGGAACTACATGGATGGTACTTTGATGAACTCTCTGCATGGAAACTTGAATCTGATCTCCGAAAAGAATTGGAAGAGCTTAGTCAAGTACTTCGAGACAGGCATACTTTCGTTGCAGGATCAGTATTTAATCCTAAACGAAATAATCGGACCCAAGGCTATGTCGCTGGTGCTGAAAGCATCCGACTCAAAGAATTAAACACCACATCAAGAGATCATATTGCATGGGTACTGATAACTCATCATGGCTGGAAGCCGTCATCAATAAGCTTGAACGGCAAGCCCGTAGTAGACGAGATCGTCTTAAAGGAAATTGGGACGGATATAGCTCTGAAATTTCTCCGATGCTTGGAACTGAAGAAAGCATTAGGGATGATATCAGTCGGCGTGAACGCATGGCTGAAGCTTGTTACGACATCTAATCGTATACATCACCACTGTTCAGTAGCTACAAACACATTTAGATGTGCTCACAGAAAACCAAACCTAGCCCAGTGTCCCGCTGATGAAAGATTTAGAAAACTATTTACCGCCTCGCCTGGAATGGTTATGTGCGGGGCTGACCTTAGTGGCATTGAACTTAGGATGCTTGCTCACTACCTCGCCAGATACGACGGTGGGAGATATGCAGACATACTCCTTAACGGAGATATACACCAAGTCAATGCAGACAAAATTGGCATAAGTAGACGAGCTGTAAAGACAGTCACCTATGCCTTCTTATATGGAGCAGGAGATGCAAAAATCGGATTATCAGTTGACAAACAACTACAACCAGATAAGGCAAGAGCTAAAGGAAAACAGGTACGAGCCGCGTTCATCGAAGCCATTGATGGACTTTCAGAGCTACTACAGGCTGTTAAGAAGCGGTCTGCTTCAGGCTCGATCATGGCTGTCGATGGAAGAAAAATCTATGTAGATAGCACTCATAAAGCTCTTAACTATTTACTTCAGTGTTCAGCTGGAGTTATCGCAAAACGCTGGCTCAAAATCACCCATGACCACACAAAAGAAATGGGTTTACGCTGCCATCAGCTCGCTTTTATTCATGACGAGCTTCAGTATGAATCCCACCCAGAACATGTTGATGATCTCAAATCTTTACTTGTTCTTTCCGCTGTTGAAAGCGGCGAATACTACAACCTTAGAATCCCAATAGCAGCTGAAGCAAAATCAGGAGCTACGTGGGCTGAGGTCCACTAACCTATGAAATTATTAATTGATTGCGATTTTGTTGTCTATAAATGTACCGCAGCTGCAGAAAGTGAGATTGATTTTGGAGATGATGTAATAGTCGTCACCTCATCCTTCAAGGAAGCTTACAGTTGTGTCAAACGTGAACTCAACAGAATTGCTAACAAGTTTGGTGACTTTGATGAAATGATACTGTTCTTTAGTGACAGTAAAAACTTTCGCAAGGATATCCAAAAGTCCTACAAGGGACACAGAAATCGTAAGAAGCCTTGCGGTTACAGGCGTGTCATCAATAAACTTAATGATGAATACCCTGTCATCAAGATGGCTGGCTTAGAAGCAGACGACTCAATGGGTGTATATGCCACAAAACATACAGGCAACATCATTGTCAGTCCAGATAAGGATATGAAACAAATTCCTGGAATGCTATGGAACTTTGAAGAGTCCACACTCATCAAACCCGAAGATGGAGCTAAGTGGCATCTAATACAAGCTATGGCTGGAGATAACACCGACGGCTATGCAGGTGTACCTGGAATTGGAGTTAAAAGAGCTGTTGCTCTGTTTGAAGAGAAGGGATATAGCTGGAAAACAGTTGTAGCAGCATTCAAAGAGAAGGGATTATCGGAAGATATCGCTTTAGAGAATGCACGTCTAGCAAAAATCTTAACTACAGAGGATTATGACCACGAAAAAGGGGAACCCATACTATGGAGTCCCTCAGCCGATTACAAAATTAACAGTTGAGCAAGATTTAAAACTACGACTCATAAAGGATTCAATAGAGAATCCAGATACAGCTAGAGAAGACATTAATACTGTCTTCCTAGCACTACAAAAGCAGAACTTTGTTCTAGCTAATAGCCTTACAAATCTACTCGAAAAATGGCCGAAACCACCAATAATGAAGGACCACAATATTACAGGCGTGGAAGAATCCAACCATGGGATTATGTTCGTGATCAAGAACTCAACTTCCACTTAGGAAACGTAATTAAATATGTCACCAGAGCTGGTCACAAGTTTGATGACATTGACGATCTAGAAAAAGCAATCCACTACTTACAGAATGAAGTCGAATTTAGAACAAGCCAGAGAATTCAGGAACTCGTTCAACGTGAAAGACTCCAAGACGCTCAAGTCGAGGAATATGCAAAAGAATTTGATCGTTGAGGAGTTCAAAGAATTTTTAGAGGCAGAGGCAATGTTGTTTAGACACAACACCTATCTGCATGAGGAAGCTATTAAAGAACTCAGTGATCTTGTATATGTCTGCTACCAATACGCAGCAAATATGGGATGGGATTTAGACGAAGCTCTACGTCGAGTCCATGAAAGCAATATGTCTAAACTAGATGAGGATGGAAAGCCTACATATAGGGAAGACGGAAAAGTACTAAAGAGCTCAAATTACAAACCACCTACTTTAAGTGATCTTGTCTAATGACAAATTTAATATCTAGAACTGGTCGGGTTCAGTCATGGATAGACGATCCCACCTCCCGCCTACCAGTGTCATGCACTGTCTTCGTAGTAGAAGACTCAATGGAAGGTAATAATGGAATCGAAGCAAGTTGGCGATTTGTTTCACACGCTTTGCGGTTCGGGGCAGGTTGTGCTGTACACCTTTCTAAGATCCGTGGAAAGGGATCAGAAAATGGAAAAGGGCTTACTGCCTCTGGACCAGTCTCATTCGCAAAAATCTACTCAACATTAAATGAAACGCTCAGACGTGGTGGAGTATACAAAAATGGTGCTGTGGTTGCTCATCTTGATATCGACCATCCCGATATCATTGATTTTATTACAACTCCTAGATCTGAACTCCCCTGGATTAAACGATGCGTCAACCTTACACCAAGACAATGGGCTGAGGCTGATAAACTCGTTCAAGAAGCCATCATCTACGGAATAAAATCTGGAGATATATGGTTAAACAAAATTAAACATGATAAACATGGACACAGAATCAGAGGCAACGTTTGCCTTGAGGTATACTTGCCATCACGAGGAACTTGCCTCCTCCAACACGTCAATCTTGGTGCCTGTAAAATCGGAGACTTGCAAAGAGCTTTCGCTGAAGGTATGTCCGACTTGTGCGGGTTACATAGCAAAACAGGCATTGATAGTTCTGGAGAATACCTCCCCTCGCGGACGGATAGGCAAGTCGGACTCGGGGTACTTGGATTAGCTAATCTGCTAAGACAAAACAACGTAACCTATGCACAATTTGGTGAGGCATTAGCAGCTACTAACGATGGTATACCTGGATTAGGTACAGCTGGATTAATTGCTGGAGAATTATATAAAGCTATTCAGGGTGCGGCTGAAATAGCTAGAGA